CTAGCGAGATTGACGCCTTGCGCGCCAGCTTGCCAGAACTTGTGGCGAGGCAAGAGATTGATGCTGAGTTTGTGCAGTTGGCCGGGGCTTTATTCAAGCGGCAGAACGTGATTGTGCTCGACGCCGAGCCGCCGGGCCTGTCGTGGGTGCGGTCGTGGGACTTGGCGTTCACCGAAAAGACCACCAGCGACTTTACCGCCGGGGCGAGAGTGGCAATGGACAACGACGGGCGCATCATCGTGGCCGACATGGTACACCTGCGGGCAGAATGGCCTGCCGTGGTGCGCCTGATTGCCAATACCGCCAGACTTGACGGGCCGGGCGTGCAACAGGGAATTGAGGTTGTCGGGGCGCAGGTGGGCGCACTACAGACGCTTCTCCGCGATCCGCTGTTAGCCGGGTACACCTTCAGGCCGATAGAGGTCACGAAAGACAAGCTCACGCGAGCACTGCCGTTGGTGGCGAGGTCGGAGCAAGGCAAGTTGGCCGTGGTGCGCGGGGCTTGGTGTCAGTCGTTCCTTGACGAATTGAGCGCGTTCCCGGAAGGCCAGCACGACGACCAAGTTGACTCCCTCAGCGGCGCATTGCAGATGCTAGGACGGCAGGACTACTTCGTGGTCGTGGTGTGAGGTTTTACCAGCCGTGCTTTGCCAGAATCGCGGCAAGGCTATTCAGCCAGCTTGCGATTAAAGCCATCATTGCCAATACAAACGCAGCTTTGGCGATTTGCCGGTCAGTCATTTCCTTGCCTTTCGTTTCTTGTCTTTCCGTTCCAGTTCCCGAAAGATATACCGCAGTAGGTCACTGTCCCGGATATACGCCTCGGTGAACCGGAAACGAATCGTCACCCCGCCTTTGGAGATTGCGAGTGCTTTCATCGCTTCTTTCGTTTCAGTAGCTCGCGGACGGTCACGATATGCGACTCTGACCATTGCAGCCACTTTCGCCTTCCAAATCTCGGCACGTTTAGCCTCGCCATTGAATTAAGCCAGAGTAGGTGTTGTCGGCTACACTGAACGCGCTCAGCTACTTCCCCCGTCGAGTAGACGTTCCCCATGACTCTATATTACTACTGACAATCGTGAATCTTTGCAAGAACTTTTCGCAGGGCTTATACCTACCGCAACTTGAAAGAGCAGCTTCGTAAATATGCGGCACGGCTAGTCGGCTGGTCACTCGCCAAGGGGATTCCCGGCGCGTGGCACCAGTTTTTCAATCAGGCTGGCAACTCTGAATCGGATGGCACAGCATCCCAACTCAAGCAACCATACGCACAATCGGCGTGGGTCATGCGCGCCATCAAGCACGTCAGCGAGCCTATTGCTGGCGTGCCACTTTACTGGACGGCGGGCGACAGCGAGTACGAGGATGACAGCCTTGACGCCTTTTGGGATTCCCCGGTCATCGGCTTGGATTCGTGGAGTGATTTCGTGGAGGCATGGGTCGGTTGGTACAAGCTCAAGGGTGAAGCGTTCCTGATTGCCGATGATTCGTGGGTGTTGTCGGTTGCCGGCACAATACCGAAGTCCAAGCTGATTCTTGCCCGGCCTGATGAGATGAAAGAACTCCTGAGCGGCAACGCGCTTGTGGGGTGGGAATACCGGCCTGAAGGCCAATCTTCAGTTCGCATACTTGCCGACCAAGTGTATCAGGTCAAGTCGTGGAACCCGTACAACAAGTGGCGTGGGCTGGGCGAGATGGAAGCGGCGATGATGGCGGCGGAGACTGACTACCTCGCCGGCAAGTACGAAGGAAATCTATCACGAAACAGCGGCGACCAAGGCATGACCGTCACAACCGACGGCGGGCAGCCGTCGGCGGCACAGATTGACCAGATCACCACGCAACTGAAGCGGAAGCGCGACCGGCTTTTGCGCGGCGAATATACCGACCTGTTCCTTAATGGCGGGCTGAAGGTCATGGCCCCGCAAGTGCAAGGCGCGGACATCGCTTTTCAATCGAGCCGGGTCACTAAGCGGCATGAGATTTTCGCGGCGTTTGGAGTGCCGCCGTCGTTGGCCGATGTGAAGGCCAGCTACTCCTTCGGCAAGGACAGTGACTACCGGGCACTCCTAGTCAACACTTGCATTCCGACCGGCAAGAAACTGGCCCGGCTCGTGACCAAGCTCGGCCAGAAGATGACCGGCTCAGATATTGACGCTTCGTTAGATTGGGATGAGCACCCGGTATTACAGGAAGTCCGGCGGGAACGCATCACGGCGGTGCAGGCCTTGTGGGGTATGGGCGTCCCGTTGCGTGAGGCCAGCGAATACCTCGACCTCGAGTTGCCGACGGTCGCTGGCGATGATGTTGGCTATCTGCCGTTCAGTGTTGCGCCGGTTGGCGATGCTGGGTTCAACGCTGAGGATTATTCCGAAACCGAACCCGCCCCGGCCCCGTCGCCGGTAGAGGAGATGGTCAAGGCATTGCGGGCGGGCGTGAATAGCATTGCAACCTGTCCGGCCTGCTCATTCCATTTCGAGTACACCGCGCAACCAGAGATTGCGATGGGCAGCGTGGCCTGCCCGAACTGCGGAAAGCCGGTCAATCAATCGGCAGTCGGGAAAAGCGGCAACGGCCACAAATCGCACGTCTGCGGCGACCTCAGCGATATTGAACAGAAGGGCGTCAATCCGAAATGGAAAGCCAAGATGCTCGCCCGGCGCGGCACCATCAAAGCGTTTGAGTCCAAGATTAGCCGGGTGTTGATGGATGCCCGGCGGCAAGTACTTGGAAAACTGGAAGCATACACGCCGGAAGGCAAAGGCATCACCACTCGCGCCGTTGCTGCGGACTTCATGTTTGACCTTGCAGATTTCGCCGCCAACTTTTTCAAGGGGATGCGCGCCGTGTCCGCGCAGGCCGTACTCGATGCCGGTACAGCCGAATGGAAAGCGGTAGGCCGTGACGACCCGTGGGCTGTCCCGGCTCACGATGTTCTGAAGTTTGTGCAGGAACGCGAGAATAAACTGAGCAACGTGCCGCAAAGTATTTTTGAGCGGGTCCAACAGGAATTGACGGACGGGTTCAACGAAGGCGACAGCCGGGATGCTATCGCCAAACGGGTGCGCGGCCTGTTCAACGACATGTCCACTGGCCGGAGCAAGACCATTGCACAAACGGAGACCAGCGCGGCGTATGGCTACGGCGATTATCAGGCGCAACGGGGCGCAGGGATTCAATACCGGGAATGGCTGACGTCTGGGTTGGGCAACGTCCGGCCATCGCATCAAGAAGCCGAAGGCCAGACCGTGAGGATTGACGAAGATTTTGTGGTGGGCGGCGCACGACTCCAATTCCCCGGCGACCCCAGCGGCCCGCCAGAGGAAATAATCAACTGTTTTTGCACCACTGCCGCCATCGTAGGAGACGAACCATGAACACAGACGTTACCGTAAAGATTTTACGCCGCACCATTCATCCGACCGTTAAGGTGCTCGACGCCAAGACCGGCACCGCTGAGTACGTTGCGTCGGATTCTAGCGTGGACAGTTTCAAGGAAGTCATCCGGGCTGACGGCTGGCGGTTCACAATGTTCAGCAAGAACTCACCCTTCGTGGACTCGCACGACTACAGCAGCATCAAGAATCTTCTCGGCAAGGTTGTGGATTTCAAGGTGGCGGGCAACAAACTCGTGGAGACGGTGCAATGGGCAAAGGATGTAGCGGAGAACACACTGGCGCAGATTGGTTGGAAGATGACCGAGGCGGGCTTCTTGAAAGCCGTTTCCGTTGGGTTCTGGCCGACGAAATGGATAACCAAAGGCGACGCCGAGTACGCCCGGCACCTGAAAGAGTTGAACATCGAGCCGATGACCGACGTCCGTACAATCTTCACCGAACAAGAGCAGATTGAACTCAGCGCGTGCATTATCGGGGCAAACCCCAACGCCCTTGCCCGCAGCTACAAGGACGGCATCATCACCGATGCTGACCTTGACTTACTTTCGACAGAGCAGGCCAAACGTGAAACCGCAACCAACGCTACTCACCCTGCCGGCGCGTTGATTGCCGAGCGGCAGGCACAAGAGGCGTTCTGGCGACGAATCGAAAACGCAATCAACAACAGGAGAGCATAAGATTATGCCAAAGACACTCGAAGAAATCGCCGCCTCGGTAGAATCCGGGATGAGCGCGCTCCAAACGGAGCAGAAAGTGGTCGCCAAGAAGTTTGACGACTATCAGGTTGAAACCAAGAACGCCATCGGCGAATTGACCAACGTCAAGAACACGGTCAACAGTCAGGCTCAAGTCATTGCCAAGCTGAACGAGGCCGTGGCTGCGTTGGGTAAAGAGAATGGCCGTCGTGACCCGATGGCCCGGTTCTTGGCCAGCGAACAGCGTTGCAACTGGCTAGTCGGCTGTTTCAAGAAGGCCGCCGGGATGCAGTTGACGCCCGAACAGCGCACCGCAGTAGTTGGCGACGGCGGAACTGGCACCATTGGCGGGGCCTCGACCCCGGTCGAAACCAACGCCATGATTTACGACAACCTCGTAAATTACGGCGCGTGGAACACGCTCGGCGTGGTACCGATTGGCAGCCGCACACAGATCATCCCGATCATGACCAGTCGCCCGACGGCATACTGGTTGGCGCAAGACGCAGCGGCCACAGAAGGCGCTATTGCCGGCAGCAGTGTGACATTGACCATTCAAGAAGCAATGGCGTGGGTGCCCGTTTCGCGGGCAATGCTGGAAGATGCGACCGGCGACATGGCTGGGTATCTCATACAGCAGTTGGCGGAAGCGGTTGCGTTGCGGCTCGACTGGGCTTGCTTCGCGGCTGACGGTACTGCCGACACCACAGACGGCTCGTATGTCGGTATCGCCTCCGGCGGCACGGCAGCGACCGCCGCTGACGGCAACACGACGGTCAAGGAGTTGCAGTTGGAAGACTTCGTGCGTTGTCTGACGACCGTGAGCGCAGGCATCCTGAATCGGCCTTGCAAGTGGTGGATGCACCCGACCGCGCTGGCGAAGATTGTCCAAATCCGCGACAGCAATGGCCGGCCTTTGTTCCAGACGGCGCTTGAAGCTCCGGCTGGCAACAACATCGGCAGCATCCTCGGTTACCCGGTTGTGTTGGCGGCAGCGATGCCTTCGACGGACAGCGCCGGGAACGTGGTGGCCGTGTTCGGCGACCCGCAAGGTGCGGCGGTTGGTATCCGCAAGCAATTCGAGTTGGCGCAGTCTGACCACTTCGAGTTCACCAGCAACAACAGTGTCTTCCGTGCGTTGATTCGTGCGGGATTCATCATTAAGCGGGCGGACTCGTTCGCCAAACTGACTCTCGCGGCTCAGTAATCAACTGTGGGGTTTGGGTGGTCTGGGGAGAGAAAACCCCAGCCACCCGCCCACAATCAACAGGAGAAAACAAAATGAAGATTCTGAAAATCGCAGTAGCGGTGCTGGCGAGTGGGTTGGCGTTCGTTGCCGACGCGCCCGCGCAGCAGTACGGCTCGGCGTTGTCGTACACCTTGACGCCAGTCTTGGCCGGGGTGACGGAAACCAACCCGGTGCAAGTAGCCACGGTGACGAAGTATGAGGATGTCAGCATTCAAGTCAGCGGCAAGCTGGACGCTGCCGGCACGGATGTAACGAAGGTCAAGTTCGCACGGTCAGTGGACGGTGTGAACTATGAGACAACGCCATCGATGATTATCTCGCTGACGCACGCGGGAACCGTGACGACCAGTGTCGTATCCAACTGGAACATCGGCGCGGTCGGCTACCTCAAATGCGTGGCGGTGACCAACGCGGCGGCCACAGCCAACCTCACGAACCTGACAATCCGGGTCAGCACCAAGCCGTCGAGGTACGGACGATGAAAAGCATCATCCTAGCCCTCTTGGCCGGGTTGGTGGCCTTCAGCGCACAAGCGCAGCAGTACGAGGTAACAATCGTCAAGACTCAAATGGTGGCGACGACCGGCACCAGCAACATCAACTCCGTCATCACGCTCACCAAGTATGAAGACATTGCGGTGGGGTTGCGGTTACTGGGCGGCAGCGTGGCCACCACGAATGGGAATGTGACGGCCTCGTTTGCGTTGTCCACCGACGGCGTAACCTACGAAACCACGGCCAGCCGAACGGTTGTGGGCGCAGCCAATGGTGTGACAGCGGTGCAAACCGTTGGGACAATCAACACCGGGGCGGCGGGATACCTGAAGCTGACTACGCTGGCGAACGCTAGTTATGGAACAGTGACGGGCGTTGTAACTATCTCGAAAAAACCGCAGCGGTTCGGTCGGTAATCAATCAGGGCCGGGGCGGGTTGATTCCTGCCCCGGCTCACAAAGGAAAACATGGCACGCAAGAATATCTTGAATCGAGCGGTGAAGGTGGAAGCGGACTCGCCGGCAGTTGCGCCGGTCGCATTCGTAACCGTGCGGGCGTTGGGGTGGATTGGCGAGGATGGAATCACCTACAAACCCGGCGACACTTTCCAGACGACACCACGCCGGGCGGCATCGCTGGGCGGCAATGTGGAGATTGTGAAGTAAAGGCAACATGGCAACCGAACGCATCACGTTTGATTTTCCGGGGCTACTGACCGTCGCGCAGACAAGTCAGCAGGCACGAGCGAGCTACAAACGCACACTGACGAAGGTGCGAATGAGCACGCTCGGCGTGGCGTCGGCGGCGACGGACATCAAGGTGCAGTTGCGGATTGCCGAGGCGGCGCAGGCCGTCGAGTACGTTCTACCAGCGGGGCTGAAGTCGGCGGAGAATACGGCGGCAAGCGTGGTTGTGGCGGCTGGTACTTGGCATGATTTTATTGTCACGGCGACCGGCGATGCGGTTGATCTGAAGGTGGAAGCGGAGTTTGAGGTTGCGGTAACGGTAACTGGCGGCAGCACCACCGACTTGGGGCTGGGTACGCTGGGACAGTTGAAGCGGTTTGTGGTGGGAGCAGATGCCGCCTCGACGACCTATGACGAAGCGTTGACGTTGCTCGGCAAGGGCGTGGCCGGGTTGATTGACCGGCATTGCAACCGGACATTCAAGCGGAGTGCGACGGCGACGGAGGATTTTCGTGGTGGCACAGACGTTTTACTTTTGGCGCGGTATCCCGTCGAGTCGGTTTCGACTATCGGGTTGAAATCCGTTGGCGAAACCTCATTCACCACGCAGACCGACGCTGTTGATACCGCCGCCGTTGACAGCGGAGTGGTGTTGTTGGTGTCCCCGGTGGGCACCCACCGCGACCGGTTGCGCGTCACCTACGCGGGCGGCTACTGGTATGACACCAGCGATGACGATACCGGGACGCTACCGGAAGGCGCGGCATTGCTGCCGGCGGACGTGCAGATGGCTTGGCTGTTGCAATGTCAGCAGGTCTGGCAGAGCCGGGACGCGCTAGGCACCGCCCACGTTGAAGCGGAGACCGGAACGCTGTTGAACACGCGGCTGGGTATTCTAAAACTCATTCCGCAGGTCGAGGCGATGCTGGAACCATACCGGAGGTTGATGTTGTGATTGCGTTGACCATCAACGAGACGGCCAGTGAGATGCTAAAGCAGGCATGGCAGCCGGCGGTCATGCGCGATTTACGGTGGACGATGGCCGAGCAGAATCAGGCAACCGTTGGCGAGATTCGCCGGTACAATCGGGGCAAGGGGCCATATTCACCTGAGCAGCACCGGCTCGGCGTTGTGACCAATCGGTGGCGGTCAAGTGTCCGAGCAACCGTCCCTCGTGTCAGCGGCGATGTGTTGACGGCCAGCATCGGCAGCAATGTCGAATACGCCGGAGCGCATGAGTTTGGGTTTCGTGGGCAGGTACAGGTCAAGGGGCATCTGCGGCACGTCAAATCCCGTAACAAATATGTGAAGATTTTCGAGGGCGGTAAGTTGCGGCGGCGGTTGTCAGTCACCGGCTACACGACTGTTGCGCCACACAGCAAGAACCTAGACCTCCCCGCCCGCGCGCCGATCACCTACGGCATCGAGCAGCACAAAGCGAAATACGAAGCGGCTTTCAGCCGGAGCATCATCAACACCCTGAAAGGGTTGGGGTTTAATTGAGCAGCTATTTTGAACGCTTACAGAACGACATCACCGGCGCGTTACTCGCCGACATGGACAGCTATTTCTCTGACGTGACGGTGGTCAGTGTGCGGTCGTTGGAAGCCGACAACATCGCAGCGGCGGCAGTGGCTGGTACGAAGGTTAAGAACGGCAAGTCCGGGGTGGCCGTGCGGGTGTTAATGCCGACGATCCGCAAGACCAGCAAGGAAGTCGTTTCGCTATTGCGCGCGCGCGTGGTGGTGCGCGTGGTGGAGAATCCGACCATCAACAACGGCAGCATCGGCACCGGGAAGTCCGCCGAGGAAATCAGCGCGAAATGCTACGACATCCTTGACCGGCTGAAGCTGGCGTGGAGCAAGAACGAACTGAAGGCCGACGAAAGCGAGGTTGAACCGGCCATCGTGGACGGGATGCTACAATACGATTTGAGTTTCTATACGTTCCTGCCGACGGTTGGCCGCGCCGTAGTCGCTACTCCTAGCATCATCGTATCCTCAACCGTCGCTCTCGCCACCACGACCAGCGGCGCGGCTATCTATTACACGACCGATGGTGTGACGTTTCCCAGTGCGGCCAATGGCGCAACGCTCTACTCCGCGCCGATCACCACGCCGGCGAGCGGCACACTCATCCGGGCGGCAGCGTTCAAGGTCGGGCTGAGGCAATCAGATGTTATCCACTACGAGGTCGCATGAGTTACCAGCATCCATTTGCTGACGCGCCGGAGAATGTGGCGATGATTTACACCCGGCCCGGCTGGGCGTCCCGGCTGGCGTGTGTCATTCGGGATGGGATTCTCTACACCGACAAGGGCGGGCGGCTCGATAAGCTGACAGACTTGCCGGCGGATGCCGTGTTGGAGGAGGCCGATAATGGCTAAAATCCTCATTGCAACACCCTGCTACCACGCCGAAGTGTCGTTGAACTTCATGGCGTCGTTGCTGTACCAGACGCCGAAGCTGACGGCAGTGGGGCATACCGTTCAATTCATCTTCACCGCTGGCGATGCCGTCAACCGGCAGCGCAATCATCTCATTGCGGAGTTCCTGAAAACGGATTGCACACACCTGCTATTTGTGGACAGCGATACCGGATTCAACGGCGAAGACATCAACCGAATGCTCGCCGCCGGGGTGCCGGTCGTCGGGGTCAACTATCCCAAGCGGGAATACTTCTGGCAACAGGCGGGCGGGGAGACGGTTGGCGATCTGCGTAACTCACTACTGCGCGGCAGCGTCGTAACCTACGCCGACCCGCAGGCCGTCGTGAGTGGCATGGTGCCATGCGCGTATATCGGCATGGGCGTCGCGTTGATTGACCGCGATGTGTTCACCGTCTTGATTCATCAGAAACGAGTGCAACCACTAATCGCCGGCCAGCACCGGTTCTTTGCATTCGAGGTCGTCAACGGTGAAGACCTAGGCGAAGACTACAATTTCTGCAATCTCTGTCGGCAGGCTGGGTTCAAGGTGTATTACGATCCGGCGGCGACGGCGAGTCACATGGGCTGGCATGAGTTCAAGGGCCGGCCCCAACCGGCGGGCCTCGCGTCCGCTATAACCCAACAGCTTGCCGGCAACGGCGAGCACCAAGCAAAACAGGAGGCCACAAATGGCTGACTATGCAGGAGTATGGCAACTTGGCGCTGGCTTTACAGTCGCCTTTGCCGGAACGACCTATGCGAACCCGCTGAAGGTTCAACTACCGGAGGTTTCAGTCTTTACCAAAGACCTCGTAACACTCGCGGGCTGCACCCCGTTAGTCGGGAAGAAACGGAACAAGCTCGGCGACATCGGCGTGACCGTGGCCGGGTATGCTGACGGCACGCTCGTAGCCGAACCGCCGACCAGTGGCGCGTTGACCGTAACGTGGCCGGATGGCACGGCGAAAAGCGCGACGGCGTATCTTGTCAAAGACACACCGGGCGATGCCGATCCCGAAGCCGAAATGACCCGCGTCATCATGTTTAAACCGGTGGCGGTGTTAGCATGAGCAATCTGCGCGAGGCGATTACAGCCGCCGCGCAGAAACCGCCGGTGGCATTTGTATCTGCGGCTCACGACGGGCAGACGGTGTACATCCGCCGTCTGTCCGGTCAAGAGGTCGGGGCGTACTGGGTGAGCATCAAAGACAAGGCGGCGGGCCAAGTCCAGCAGATGCTTGTCCAGCGGTGCCTAGCCGACGAAGGCGGCGCGCAACTGTTTACCCCGGCAGAACTGGCGGATGTGGCGAAACTCGACAACGCTTTTCTGGAGGAAGTGGCCGGGGAGGCGCAACGGGTGAACTGTCTCACGACGCGGGATGTGGAAACGATGCGGGCAAGTTTTTTCGAGAAGCGGGCGACCGCTGGCTCTACGAGTTCGCCCGTGACTTTGGAGAATTGAACCCGGAGGAAATGCTATCACGACTCCGACCAGAACAAGTCGCCAAGTGGCAAGCCTTCTACGCGGTATCCCCAGCGACGGGGCCGCGTCTAGACCGGCTCGTGCTGGAATTGGCGAACGTGCTGATTACGCTGAAGGGCGGGAAGGCAATCAAAGGCGAGTCATTGGTTACATGGCGGTGACGGCATGCGCGCGAAGATAGACATCATCGCCCAACTGTACGGCGCGGAGCGTGTGCAGCGGGACATGGTCGCGATGACCAATTCCGCGACAGCGATGCAGCAGCGCATCAACTCGACAACCGGGATTGGCGGCGGGAGTGGATACACTCCAATGAGTGCGGAGGCGGCGGGGCGGCAGATACAGGCCAAACTCGAAGCGGGGATTGCTGGCAACACAGAGCAACGGCTGGCAAGGATGGCCTCGGGGTTCAAGATTGCGGCAGCGGAGTCTAATGGGTTCGGTTCGGCGATGGCGCGGCTTGACCCGCGCATGGCGATTGTCGCCAGCCGACTGACCGGCATCGATCCAATGCTTCTGCGGATTGGTTTCCGGTTTGGGGTGTTCGGCGCGGCGGCGGCAGCGGGGTTAGCTGTACTAAACAGCAGCATCGAATCAGTGCGGAGCAACCTAAAAGAGTTGGAGTTACAAGACCCCGGCAAGCTCGGCACGCTGGCGAACATTTACGGACTCGGTGGTGGTTGGCAGACGGACATGGAAGCGCGGAAGGCGCGACAATCGTCACGAGCAGAAGGCATCGCCGCGATGACGCGGGAGCAGTTTGCGGCCCCCGATTGGGAAAAGGAGTTTGAGAAGTTTACCAAGCCGCTGGTCGAAGTCGGGATTATCAGCGCGGCAACATATCGGCAGTGGTACGAGGCGGCCAAGAAAGCAGTGGACGAGGAAACTAATCTTGCCGAGAAACGCAAGGCATGGGCGGAGTCTAGTCGTGATGAGGCGGCGAAGCAGGCGAGGTTACAAGAAGATTTAACGACAGCCCAAGCTAATAATCGGTGGGCGGGATTGAGTGCCGAGGAGAAGCGGGCTGACTTAGTGAAAGAGATTGCCGATAATGAGAAGTTTATTGCAGAGTTTGGTAAGACCGCGGCGCTGCCGACCATGATAGAAAATGAACGGAAGAAGGGGCAACTCGCGGAGATTGACCGAGGCATCGCCGCCAAGAACGCGGCCCAAGCAGCCGAGAATCGACGCGAGGCAATCGCGCCGTGGTTGTCGGAAATGAAGAAGCCCGCCGGGTTCGCGGCAACGACTCTCACGAATAGCTTGGAAGGCTCGCAATCCGTCGCGCTGGCGTCGTCAGCCAAAGAACGGCAAGAAGCCACACAGCGAGCCATGCAACAGCAGATTGCCTTGCTCGAAGCCATCAAAACCAACACCGGCAAGAATGCTGGTGGCACTGAAACTTGGAGCAACTAACCCATGCCAGCGAGCGTTCAAGCGGTCTATGAGTTGCCGGAGATTGAGGGCGGCGGCGGATTTAACCTAGCCGACTTTACCCGGCGACGGTCATGGTGTGTCACCTTAACTGAGCCGGCAGCGAATGGCGGGGAGTTGGCGTTGGCGGGCAGTGGTATCCCAGCCATCGGCGCGGCGCACCCGACCTTGACCGGGTTGCTGGCGGCGCGGTACGGATTCCGCCTTGACTCAGACATCCGGGACGGCTCGGTCTGGGTGGTCTCGGTTGACTACGAAATACCGCAATCCGATAACAACTCTGACCCGTGGAGCCGGGAAGACCGGATTTCGTTTGGCGAATCGCGGTATGAGGTACCGGCGACAGTGGACAAATCCGCCACGCCATTGGCCTACAAGAATGCCGTCGGTGAACCGTTGGCGGTAACCGATACGAAAATCAACCCTGTGCTGGTTGTCAATCGCTACCGAAAGCGCACCACGTTTGACCCCTTCTTGGCTTATGCCGTAGTGAACACACTGAACAGTTCCGGCTTCTCGATTCGTGGGGCGTCAATCCCTAGCAAGAAAGCCTTGCTGCTCCGGTTCACTGTGGATGACCAGACATGGAGCGACGGCACAACGCTCTACGCGATTCGGATGGAGTTAGAACTTGAGGCGCAGATGCCACTGGAAACACAGAAGTATCACAACAAGAGTTTCTACTGCTACACCACCGCGAGCACGCCCTCATCCAAGACGCGGGTGGAAGTTGAGGTCAAAAACTGGCTGGTGTCCCCGGCGGCATCCTATTCACCGAAACGCACCGCGCCGGTCGTTGAACCCGTTTTCTTGAATACTGACGGCACGGTAATGACAATCACGGGCAGTGACGCTACCGACAGCGCGGCAGTGGTTGCTAATTCCATCACGCGCGTGCGCTACGCGGCAGCCTCATGGTCGGCATTATTGGCGTGATTTATGAGCACCGGCATCAACTTCGCCCCGCCGTTGGCTCGCCGGATTGTCACGGTCACGGATGCGTACTATGCGCGAGCGAAACACACCACGGTCGGCGGTGAGGCGGTATTCAGCGGCGGGTTTGAGCCGCAGCTTCTGTTCGGCACCCTGACCGGCAATTTTACTGGCCCTGCCGAAACGTTCGCGGTTCAACCTTCAGACGTGTTCGGCGTGGCGATTGACGGGGCTGACCCGGTGACCGTGCAGATTCTTGCGAGTGGCGACAGTGTGTACTTGACCGGCATCACCGGGGTGAACCTACCGACCGGCACCGTCATTCCGTATGTGGCCGGGGTAGTAGGAACAACCCCGAAGAACCTGAGCTTGCTTGACATCCCGACCCGGTGTTGCACCGGCGAGATTCAGGTTTCGAGCGGGATGTTCCAGACGAAATACTTCTGGAACATGGGGGTGGTGAGCAGCACGGTCTCAGAGTTTACGGACTTAGTGGGGCTGCAGTTGACCGTATCCTCTAGCACCCTGAAGCTACAGTATAAGTTGAACGGTGGAAGCTGGACAGACCTTACCTCGTTGACCACCAGCCCGACACCGGACGGAGGGTGCGCGTAATGCCTTCTGTTTTAGTTAATTGTGACGGCGACAAGATACTGGTCAACTGCGCCGGCGATAAAGTCTTGGTGGATGCGCCGTGCTCGCTTTGTGTGTGCATCCCCGAATCATTCAACATCGGCTATCAGTGGCGGCATGTTACCGACGGCGGCTCTACCGCTTGGACTCCCGCGACTTTAGAAGTACTCGCCGGTAGTTTCTACCAAGACGGCGATGATTGTGCAACGGCGTGGTTTGACCCGTTCGACACCGGCGGCACCTTTTTCCGGTTGTTCATTACCGACACGCCCTCGCTGCAATCGGCGATCCAATATGGCGGGGTTGAGGGCGTTTGGAATCCATACCCGCCGGTCACGCTTTCTACGCTGGCGCAATGTCCAGACCAGAATCATCCATTTAGTGGGACGGCAACGTGGGTGGAGAACATTGAGGGCACGAACGTGTACCAGATGAAAGAAATCACCGTGCAGGTGCCGGAGGTGGGGATATGAGTTGCGGGCGCGGCGCAGCGGCAAGCCCGGCCACCATCCGGTTGCGCCGGGATGTTTGCCGGGATTGTGACCAAGCCACCCGCAGCGCCGCCCCGTGCTTCGCCAAGCATAACGGGCTGACCACTCTGTCCACCTGCCGGCTCTGCAACTGTTTCATCGCCACCAAGACCAAACTCGCCGCCGAAGCCTGCCCCGCAGGAAGGTGGAGCCGACAATAAAGGGAGAGGAACCCATGCTCGATATTTATCACCACTACGTTCACCAGACCTGCACGATGAGGAAGAAGCTGCCGGGGCTGGCCTGTTGCGTTGGGTGTTCGGACTATCTGAAACCGTTGCAAGCGCGGCAAGAAAATGTTATAGGAGACCCGAAATGAAAAGAACTTTTGTCTTACTGGTTGCGGTGCTCCTCACTGTGCTCAACACCTTCGCCGCGCAAGAATACTACTTCACGATCACCGACGGCACCAAGACCGGCATTGTATCCCGATTGAGCGTCAGCGGCACCGGCGTAGCGAGTCTGACCTTGACCAATGCGGGCGGGTATCGGTGGGGGATTTTAGATATTGCCGGCGGCGGTGGGTCTACTTCCACCAACGGGCTGGCGACGATAGTGTATGTGGACGGCGCGACGAATGCGCTCTGGCAATCGGCGTTGACGTTGACGAATGGCGTGGCCTTGTTGACCGGGGCGACGTTCAGCGGCTCGGTCGCCGCGCCGAGCTTTGAGGCCACACCGGGCCAGCCGGGAACGCCGCAGTATCTCTCGCGGGCGAACACCAATCAAACGCAGGCGGTGTTGATGGCTCAAAATAATTCCGGCAGCGAGACCTTTTTCCTGATTGGCCCGGCGGGTGGGGTGAACATCGGCGGCACGAACTATCCCGGACACGGCAACCTCCAGTGGTCAGGCGGGGCGACCGGCGACGGCAGTGGAATTAGCAACGTAACGGCGGCGAGCCTGACCGGGGTGGTGACGGCGACGAACCCGGCAACATCGTGGGTATTGACGTTGGATACGGGCTCGATTGTGCAATACACCAACACTGCCGCCAACATCACCTTCTACCGGCCAGACGGCGGCGACTGGACGCTGGGCTGGGAGTACTCCGGCCAAGACGCGGTCAACGCCGCCTACGCCAGTAACTCCACGCCGTTACCGGTCGCAGTGAACTACAACGACGGCGGGCTGACGTGGCCAGCGGGCTGGTACGGTGGGGTAGTGCAACTCGGCTTCGGCAACATCACCAGCAACCAGTTTCTGGCGCGGGTGGGGGACCAGATTGTCGGCACGAATATCACGACCGGCGGCGGCGGCTCGACCATCACCAACGACTTCCTGCGGTTGATGGCGCGGAGTGCGCTGATTCGGCAAGGCACCGCCAGCCGCAGTATGTTCGGGGAGCGAATCATCATGCAGTCCGCAACGGACGAGTTTGCGTGGCCTCAGATACCGGCCTCGCGCACCGTGACCACCAATAGCGCAGTCGTGGCAATCTGGGCAATCAGTCCGACCGGCAACCAGACTTCGACTTGGGAGTTGGCGTTTGCTCCGTCGATTGGCTCGACGAACATTCCCATTTACACGCAGGTGACGAACCTAACGGTCATCGGCGGGGGCAGCGCAACGTATGTGCCCGTCAACATCTTCACCAACTGGCCCGCGAATCTGCTGGGCAACATCCGCATCAAATACGTTTCAGGAGGAACCAATGAAGCTGTCGCTTTGGCTATTGACCGGTCTGCTACCCCTTAACGTGCTCGCGCAAGGCAACGTTTGGACGGCGCAAGTGGAACAGCGGGTGAACCGCTCGCGCACGGATTACCGGTGGAACGGCGAGAAGTATCTACCGGCCACCCCACAACCGCCGCTGGTGGAGTTCAGCGTGTTTGTGACTAACCTTAACCAACGGGTGACGGTGGAGTTTCCCGCGCAGGCCAACGCCAACGCACTCACCAACCGGCTCAATGCGGAAGTCCTCTCCACGCTGGCGCAACGAGGAACACCGACGGCGGGCAAACAACTCAAATGGATATCGGCCCGATGAAATGGCTCGCACTCATTTTGCTGGCAGCAACCGGCGCGGTTCTGGCCTCGGCGCCGGTGGTCAAGGTCGCCATCTTGGAATATCTCGTCAGCGAAACCGTGATTGACGAAGTGAACGCCGTCACCAACACCACGCACCGCTACATCTTCGGCACCGATGCGCCAGTCCTCGGCACGTCGCGGGGCGCGGTGGTGTTCAATACCCAACCCGACAGTCTTACGCTCTCCAATGCGGTCGTGGCCGGGACGCGGGCATTGATGAAACCGTTCGGGCTGGAATCGGCCACGGTGGAGGTGAAGCTGCCATGAAGCGACTGCTAATTTTAGTGATTCTGTGGCCGCTGCTGGCGTTGGGTCAGGTCACGAACATTGCCACTGGCAACTGGACTAACTCGGCAACATGGGCCGGGTCAATAGTGCCAACCAACACCACCGCCGAAGCGGTAGTGACCGGCTACGTCGTCACGGTGTCGAGTAGCATCAATCCGTCAAATGTATGGTTGACTGGCGGTCAGATTACGAGGAGCGCGGGGAGTCCTTTGTTTAAGGGGACGTTAACAGTCAGCGGTGGCACGTTAAATCTCGGTGGCGGCGGCTGGTACGTCGCTGGAATCGGAACGGCAAATGGCGACCCAGCGGCACGATTTGTCATTACCGGCGGCGTCGTCACCAATGGGTCGATTGGTGTACAATCTTATACTGGGTCCACAACCGTTGACTTTTCTGCGCTCGCCAATTCTCCCTACCTATTCAACGTGCGCCTCGAAACGCAAGCCTCAGGCACCGGAGCACGGAATATTATCGTTACAAATGCAACCAATAGCGGCATCATCAATACTGAATTTACCGGGCCAGCCGCCCATTCGGTTTTGATTTCAAATTGTACGCTTCGGAGCACTTCATGGCGCTTCGGTGGGAACTCCACCAACACGCTCGTCGTGGACAGCACCCTGACACTCCAAGGCGCGCTATACAACATCGGCGGGGCCAGCACCACCAGTTCTGTGATTCGGAGTACGCTTCTGTTTGTGGGTAGCGGAGCGTCGATGCCGATATCCCCTCGATACGCTTACGATTCTATCTTCGCAGCGACAAACCAAACTGCGAGCACGGGTATTTTACTAAACGGGTTGATCAGTTACTCCAACAACACCGTGCGGATCGAGAACGCAGCGTCCACGGCGGTTTATACTCCAACCGATGTTGGGGTTTCATATATTGATATTAGATCGGGTGGGACATACCGGGCATTTGGCCCTATCAACGCCAATGCGATTGATACCGCCGGTACGTTGCAGACTTCTGGTTTTCAGTTGACCGCCACCACCATCACCAATGCCGGCACCATCGTCGCCAGCAACAGCACCATCGTTGTTGATCGCAGCTTCCACAACACTGGCGTATTCAGCCAAATGACGAGTGCCGTCCATTTCAATGTGTCCACGAACACGGCCACATCGAACCTCACCAACTACAACAACGTGGTCTGTACGCGAGCCGGGAAGACGGTCAACCTCACCAATGCGGCCATCACCATTGCCGGGGTGTTGACCTTCACCGGCAGTCCCGGCCTGCCGGTCGTGCTCGACGGCAACGGCGCGACCTTGACCCTTTCTACCGGCAGCGTCAACCCGTTTACGGCAGCGCGCAACCTGAACATTCAAGGTGCGATTGCCACGTTCAGCGATGGCAACCACGACCGGGCCAGCGGGCGCATCAACCTGTTGCCCGTGGGAGATAACCCGTGATAAAAAGGATACGATGAGTCCCCAACACAATCAGACGTTACCGGAATGCCAAGTCAAGTTTGAGGCGGTGGACAAAGGATTTGAGCGACTGGAAGCCAAGATCGACCTTTTGCACGTAAGAATCTCCAACGGGATTGCCGACCGGATGCACGCTTTTGATGTTGACCTCGCGCTGCTGAAACAGGAACGCGCCCGGTCAAGTAGGATTGTGGCAACCGTCCAGACGGCGGTTGTCTCGGCGGTGGTGGGGTTGGCGGGGCTGTTCATCTCGCAGACGATCTCGTGGAACTATAAGCAGGCGGTGAAAGACCGGCAGGAGATGGAACAGCAACTCAAGAAGATTCTCAGTGAAGTCAAAGACATCCAATGAGCAAACCGGAAACCATTGTCGGCAAGATTGAGTTCGCGCCGGGCGGCAGCACCAGTGAATCGGTGTTGCGGGCTTTACTGGAAATGCGCGACGCGGAAATAGTGGCCGTGCGGAAAGAGCTAACGCGAACCCAACGGTTTCTCAAGGCCGCATACGACATGCTCGAAAATCGGCGGGTGCTGAAATGAGTCCCGGCTACGACCAACATGCTGAACATTCGCTTGGCTGGATTGCCGTCAGTCTGATGCTGTTCGCGTTGATTGCCGGGTTGATGCTGTCCACCTGTGGGTGTGGCGGGGTGCTCCGGCAGACCCAACCGGTCATGCAGGCTGTGGAGAAGGTGGCCACGCGGTTGGAAGAAAAGACGCTGCCGGTGTTGGAAGTTGCGGTGGAACGGATGGGCGCGGCGGCCACGAACGTCGCGGCGCGCGTAGCGGTCTCGACGAAACATTCCGAGGAACGGCACAACTGGTTTATGGCGAAGTTGAACGAAGTCTGGCCATTCATCACGGCAATCCTCGGCGGGCTGGCGTTGTATGTCGGCGGTCGCTGGCACAAACACAAGACGCTGGTGGACGCCGGTCAACGGCAGGGCATCCTTTTCCGGCGGCTTGACCCCGAAACAGAGCTTGAGCGGGAACTGGTGAAGTCCGATGTGCTGGCTTCTTACGTTGCCAAACTCGCGGCGCAGGACAAACCGGCGGGCACCCCGCCACAATCCTTGAATCAACCGGTCAACTCCGTTACTGTCGCGCCATGAAACCGATTGAATCAGAGTTCAAGAAAGACGGCTACCAGTTCCGGTTGATTGATCGGGTGGGCGACTTCGGCCTATTCCGTAAGACCAAAGGTGAGGCCGTGGAATCGTTCGAGGTAGTCAAAATCCAGAAGTGCAAGGCGCACACCTGGCCGGATGGCCGGACAACCGAAGCTCGCGAATCCATGCCCTGCTCGGAGCAGTGGGGTACTTATGGCTGGACGCATAACACGATTCAGGCGGCTAGACAGTGTTTAGGGGTCAAAAGCGTCTTAACGGCCACCGCCTAGAGAACCAGAAGGGGTTACAGGCCTAACCAGAACCAACCAAAGAGAGGAAACCATGAAGAAACTAATCACCGTAACACTTGCGGCGTTTATCGTCGCAATCTCCGCACAGGCACAGGAATCCGCCAAACCGCAACCAGCGTGGTTTAAGGTGGCCTTGACCTTGCTCGACAAATCGCCGGCCAAGCAGATTCACTTCTCCGGCGTGTACCTCGCCGACCTCGACACCCAAAAGATTCACCGGGGCGGCGTCGCGGTGGAGTATTCGTTGCTCGACTGGCGCGTGAAAGATTGGATTGAAGGCAAGGCCGGCCCCGCAGTCGTCACCCCGGCGGACTTGGAACATCTGTTTGTCGGCATCGCGACCACGCTGTCACTGGTCAAGGACGGCGCACCGGAACGCTGGATTGCCGACCGGACACCGGTCAAGGAAGCCTCACGGTTCTACCTGTTCATCGTCGGCGGCAGCCAAGTGGACAAGTCGAACGCCTTTGTTGCCGGCGGCGCTGGTGTGAAGTTTTGGTGAAGCCGTGTCTGACCTGCTCCTAATCATCCTCGGCGGCGTGGCGGGGTTTCTCCTCTCCACGCTGCTCTGGGCCCGGTGTTGTACCGGCTGCCGGCTCCGGCGGTTCCGGATGATGTGCGGTGAGGATTAAGCCAACGGTTGCAGCGACCGGTAGTGGCTAGTCACTGAGTCCCAAGTCCGGCCCAGCTTCTCCGCCAGCAGTTTAACCGGCACCTTGCCGTAAAACTGCCGAACTAAGTCCGATTCCGCTGCCGTCCATGCCTTGTTCCGGGGCCGGTGCGCTTTGGCGGCAGCCTCAAGATCGCGCGCCAACACCGCAAGGTCAACCTGCATTACACCCGCAGCGCGGCGCGCCTTGCCTGAACCTCTAGCAGTACTGGTTCCCACGAATAGCCTCCCTTGTTGACGGTGAACACCACAAAACCGAAATCCACAGTACCCGAACATTGCCGGGTGCCATAGTTGCTACCCAACCCTTGCAGGGCCGGGGTCGTCATCGCCAGCCAACCCCGGCCACCGGCGTAGTCGTAGTAGTGAACGTGCGACCGCACCAGTACGTCGGCATTAGGGAAGCCGCTGTGTTCCGCCCATAACTGCGCCCACAGATGTTCGCGCGCAATGGCGGTATGTCTGCCGTGCGGCACGCCGCTGCTCCCGACCTTATGTTTGAAATCAAACGTCACGCCCTCGCACTCTAGGTATTCGTGCCCGCCAATCTTCGCCCCGAAGAACTCGGCAATGTTATACTCGAAGTCCTCCCCCTCGGCTCCGGTGTGGTACGGCGTCCCATAGGTCATCAACAACGTGGTCTTGGCTGATAGTGACCGCCCGATAGCTTTCTTGGCAATGTCCACTTGTTCGTTCCGGTCGGCAGTGACCGCCTCGCAACTGCCGCCACGGGTGCCCTTGCCATCAATACAATCACCGTTCCAAACTGCGACATCGAACGGGCCGTGCTTGCGGATGGCGTTGCAATAGAACTCCCAATAGGCTCGCTGGTACTTGGCAATCCGGCGCAAGTGCGGCGTGGGATGCTTCGGGTCAAGCTGCCAGCCCGGTGGCGTGAGGCCAACGATATGCCCGCAGTGTGGATCACTAAATACGCCTATCCGTTTGCTCATTCATTCTCCTTGGTTGTGCAGCTTGGTTTCTCCGGCAACTCTACCGGGCCAATCGTGTCCTCATCGTCGTCATCCAGCCATAGCCCGTCCACGTCGCTCACGGTTGCCCCTGCTTTCGGCACTCGGCAAGTTGGCGTTGCAGGTCGGAAACCTGTTTCTCGGCGGCGAGTAGTGCTTCGTGTCTGTCGTCCTCAAGCAACACCATATTCGATTGCTCTGACATTGTTGCCTCCAACTCCCTGACCCGTTCCCGCAGCTTGGCGTGGGCGGATTCAGCAACCTCGGCGCGGTGCAGCCAGACAAGAAGGTTCTCAAAAACTACGCGCAATCCGAGTTCAGACGCCTGCTTTGCCGCCGACTTCCTTGCACAGCTTACACAGAGCCATTCGTGGTCTCCATCATCAAACACTTGCTTCACCCAAGCTGTACCGCCTTTAAGTTTTGGTTCGGGCTTGGTTGTCCGGCAATAACAGCACCGGAGCGGCTCACTCACCTTGATAGGCTCAGTCATTTCCTCACCCCTTTCTTATTTGCAGTCCTCCCAATATCGTTCCACCGCCGCCCGCAGGTTGGCCGGTCTTGGGCCAAACCGGTGCCACTTCACCCGGCATTTCTCGCATCGCCAGTAACACACCCCGTCGTATATCCCGACCACCTCCACCCCGGTCACGCTGGCCGACGAATGACACCGGGGACATTCCTCCGTGTCACGCCTCGGCTTCTGGCCGCCAAACAGTATCTCAAACCCGTCAGGTAGGTCGCTCATTCGTAGTACCTCCTTAGTATGGTTAATCTTCGCATGGTATCGCGTAAACTCCGCAACTCAAACGTGCTGCGCTCGCCGGTCAGCCGGTCGGTGACAGTGACCGCAAACCGGTTCCAACGCACCATGCGCGGCTCCGGTTCCCGGCTCAGGCGGATTTCGGCAAGGGCGGCATTCCCAAGTGCTGCCGTCCGCTTATCCCATGCACGGAAGTCGCGCTTCCGCCTAGCTTTGCGTTTTGGGAGTGCCGTCATTTCATCATATCCGGTCTGTTCGGCACTACTTGCCTCCCAGCCGTGAGAGCACCGCGTCAGCGATGCGATCTATCTGCGATTGGCTCAGCCGTAGCTCGGTCGGTTGCGGCTCCGGTATCGGTTCAGCTGCTGGCGCGTTCACGATCCGCTCTTTCACTTCTTCCACGTCAGTACGGAAGTAGAGCACCGAGAAGGCGCGTTCCGTTTCGCCTGCGCTCGGTATTTCCACACGCACGGCTTGCTTTTGCAGTCTCATTTGCTTGTGGCCGCTCCTCCCATCATAGAGGTAGTCCATTGCTGCCGCCTCTGTCATCATGCCGAGTGCCAGTAGTTTATCTTTCACTTCTTGGTGTCCGTTCATTGTTCTTTCCTTTCGTTTGTTTGTTGTTTATCGGAGTGCCGAACCACGGGCTGGAGCGAACGCGCAGGAGCGCGTCGCTCATCCCGGACGTTGTGCGTCAGACGTTCGCGCAGTGATTCTACTTCTTGCGCCAGTGCCAGTATTAGCCCGTCTCCGCAGCAGTCCCGCCACGGTTCATCGTAGCGCAGTGCGTGGACATGGCCGGTCTTTTCTTGGATGACGGTATATTTTCCATCACCCACAGAGACGCACAACAATCTCTCTGGAGCTAACGGGCGACCCGCCGCTCCGGTTGTGTTTTCAGTAGTTTCCATGATGTTCTTTCTAGCCACGGTCGCCGTCCGCCCGTAGCTCAGTTCGGTCGTTCGCCATACTGAGCAGTATGTCAGCGTGGCACATTTCGTTTTTCTTGCACCAGCACGCGAGATTTCGCCCCCGTAGTTCCGTGAGAGCGTGGCCGCGATTGATGCGCCCTTGTTGCAGTGCGTGCCGGTAGAGTGTCACGGCCATTTCGTTTGTCGTAGGTCGGTTCTCTGTCCATTCATCCCGCCCGATGCCGGCGAGTATTGCCGTGTTGATTCCACACTGCGATTGCACCGGCACTCCCACCTTGTACGGATTGCCCCACTTGCTCGGTCGCGCCACATTTACCGCCGTGCGATTGTTCAGTAAGATGCTGGCGTGTTGCAGGTTGTAGCCTGCCGTGCGTTCAAGTCGCATTCGCTGAGGCTTCACGCTTTCCCTTTCTCGGATGGCGAACCAGCCGATGATGCCAACGGCGATGCGCCGTGGCATATCTTGTCGTTAGGGACATTGAGTTCATTTGCATCGAACACGCTGATTATCTGTGCGCGTCCAAAGTAGGTTCGTGGCTGCCAGACGTAGCAGGCCGTCATCCCGAAGCGGTGCGCCTTCTTGTATCGCCCCATCGAGTTTGCTGGGATGTACCAGTGTTGGAAGATGATTCTTTGTCGGGCGATTCTCGCTAGTTCGGTTAGCAGGTCGTGATTCCATTGCAGCTTGCCGTTATACGGCGGGTCACATAGCACCGAGTCGAAGCTGCCGTCTGGCACTTGCTCTTTCATGTTCGCCGCGTCGCATCGGATGTCTGCCGTTTCTTCGTGCAGGTCTAGGCGCACATCACCCAGCTTGCTTTTTCCACAGCACACATGCAGCGAGCGTGGGACTAGCAGCGTGGCCAGCAGTTGCGAGATTGAGTCTGGCCATAGCACCTTGTTCACCGTGTAGATATGGCTTGTTCCCGCAAGCGGTACGTTGCCGTGGCTCGCTTGTATCCCCGGTTGGTTTCGGTATGTCACTGTTCCCATATCCGTGCGTTGGGGCGATTAGCCCACCGTGCTTTTGCAGCATGGCTGGCCGCCGCCGTTCGTTGTTTCTTGGTCATTCCGCGCCATCTGGCTTTTCCGGCGCTGGCGCGCTTCTGGTCTTTCCACTGGTGGCCGCATTTGGGGCATTTGTTCACTTGCCGTACTTCCTCTCCGCGAGCACTAGCCAGTCAGCCCCGATTTTCTTCGCCGCTTTTTCTGCCGCGTTTTTGGCGCGGATCGCTTCTGTTGCTTCTGCGCGGAGTTTGTGTACCCGGCGGTCAGCTTCGGTTCGCGCCTCCGCTAGCCGTTCCATCCTCACTTCTTCCTCTGCTGTCAGTGGTGTATTCATGCCGCTATAGTATGCGTGCTAGCTTGCATTGTCAAGCGTGATTCGCGCCCCAACAAATCGCCGCAGCGAATGTCGTCAGACTCCATCGCTGACCTCTGCGTTCGGTTTGCCCGGTTTGATGGCTTTCCCGCAGAAGGGACAAAACCTGTAGTGGTTTTCCGTCACCCCGCCCGTCTCAAATACTTGACCCTCGCCACAAGTCGTGAACCAGTTGCCGTCGTTGTCTTCCGTCCAGACGCACCCCGAAAGGCAGCTTGGGTGTACTGTCGTGTCAGCATTCATTCCGCCAAATCCATGCGCTATTTTGGGCTGGCGGTTCTGTTTTGTTTTCATCGGTTGTCCTTTCACCATTTCCCCTCTCTGGCCGGGGCCAGCCCGTCGGCCTTGCGGACGGCGAGAGTCATCTTCATTACCCACGTTCGTAACTGCGCGCTCCCGTTTTCGGCCAGTTGTTCCCACCGCCGGAATACCTCGCCTTGCGCCACCGGGTCCTTATTGGCGATCTTCTTGGCACACTGCCCGTCGGCGGCGTCCAGTTGATAGTTGGCCTCGACCTTCCGGTCGTAAACCTCCCGGCACTCGTTGCAAACGTTCGGTTTCAGGTTGCAACCCAGCCGGGTCAGCGCGGTGACATTCTCCGTGTCCGCCGCGAAGCTGAACCCACGGTGACAAAATTGGCAGGTGTAGTTGACGGTCGTGGTCATCGGCGTTGCCTCCGTTTGGTTTCCTCGCGCTCGTGGTGATTGCGTTCGGACGTGGTCAGCCACTGGACAAACCGGGCCGGGTCGGTGGCGGTGACGAATGACAACGGCGCCCCCTTGCCCGCCTCCGGGTGTACCGCCCACGCAATCACATCCTCGATCTGGCCGGGCTTATAACCACGGCTCAGGAGTTCCCCGATGTTGGCCCGGCACCGTTCCCGCGTCGTGTCTAGCGGGGCCATCCTGAATCTTTCCATGCCATACTTCAGGACGGCGGCGACGGCCTTCGGGTCACACGCCGGGAGTTCCTCAGCATCGGCGTCGTGGAGGTCACGCCGGGGCGGGGGCCGGGAGATTATCATCCCCTCCGACTCCTTACTGCCAACACCAGAGCCAGAGCCAGACCCACGGTGTTCAACATCTGCTGAACGGACGTTGAACGTCTGTTCAGTTGTAAGTGGTTGATGTTGCCTGCTAACACCTGAAGCGCGACCGGCCTTGCTCGCTTTCGCGCTCTTTTCCTCGAACCTCAGATACTCCTGTTCCAAACGGACGTTCAACAGACGTTCGTTGCGGAGCGTGAAACAACGTAGCACTGCGGGCTTCACACTCAGCCAATCCGCTAGACTCGGCATCCCTGATAGGGAGGCCAAGTCGGCGTCGTCGTTGGGAAGTGTGGCCGGCGGAGTACCTTGCCACGCCCGGCAGAGGAGCAGGATGTATGCGCCGCGTTCGGCGGGTTTCATCAACAGCACCTTTGGGCTTGCGAGAAAATCATCAACATAAAATTGAAAGTACGGGGGTATGCGCCTCACGATTGTCTTACTCCAAAAGCAATCAGGCCACCACTGGCCGCGCAAGCATTACCCGGCAAGGATAGAGTTGTTGCGCTGCCGCCAATGGTGGCTTGACTGTTTTCGTTTCTGAACCTTGCCGGGTGCATTGCGGACATCCTACCGGAACCGTCTTTTGTTGTCAAGGCCGGGGTCATCGCTGTTGCCTCCACTGCCAGAAATCGTCCAGCCAAGTATGCCCCAACCGCTCGCGCAAGTACTGATCCATCATCGCGTCCACAGGGCGCATCAACCGCCAGTATTCGTCGTGACAATCATTAGTGCAAAAGACTTGCCACTTGCGGTCGGGGGTGAATGCTTTGCCACAAGTGCGGAGCTTGCAAATCGGCAGTGGTAACGCATGGCGCGGATTCTTCATCACTTGAACAAGACCTCTCTGACGATACAATCGGTGGCGTGCGTTGGCCGGGCGCACCCGCAATGGCGGCACACTGTAAAGCCTCGTTCCATCTTCCAAGTCAGCGCCAGCACCGCCGCGCCGAGCCGGTCTAGCTCCGCCTGCATCAACGCGATCTGGTCGGGAATATCCCGGTCAACGGCGAGGCTCTGGTCGTCGGGGTGGGTCATGGCCGCTCCTCCGGTTCAAGATAGGGGACTCCACACAACTCAAAGACGTGTTTCTCGCTTGTCGCCGGAATGATGCTTCGGTCAGAGCAAGTCACCCCGGATCCGTAGGCATTCAACGACCGCCCGATTCGCTGCGCCCCCATCGCAAGTCTAAGGTTCGTGGCTTTCCCGCCAGTCCTGACGACCAGACTCACCCACCAATTTCTTTCCGTGGTAGCGAACAGGTCAAGCGGGATGCCGCTGGTGGTGTGGATTGCCAGCTTATTCTTTGGCCCCCAAGTAAAACAGCCCTTGACGTTCGGGCGTTGTGCGATGAGGTCTTTCCGCACCCATTCCGCAATCAGTTCGTCGGCCAGTGAGTAGGATTCCTGTGACAACAAATCAAGCTGCCGTTGGCCTTCGCGCGGGACAAACAGTAATTCAATGTCGCCCACGTCCGGCTTGTGCCTTCGCAGGCTCCCGGTAATCTCGATGCGGCAACAGGTAGAGGCGAGCGCGTCTTTCAGTTTTTGAGCGACTTCCAATGCCTCGGCATAGGGATAACGTTTGGGGTGGGTCATCGTGCTTTTCTCCTATCGCCAAGTTTCCATTCGTCCAGTTGCGCCGGGGTCGGTTCACGGTCAAGGCAATCGCAGTTGCAAATCCTGCCGGTGACAGTGTACCCGCAGTCTATCGGGTGCGGCCACTCCGGGTTGACTCCACTCCCGCCGCAATCCTCGCACTCGCATTCCAGCCGGTCGGGGCCGGTGAACCACTCCCAGTAGCCGGTGCCGCCGCATCTGCTGCATTTGATGGTCACTTGTGGCCTTCGTTGTTTGCGATAAGTAAAGAATGCGCTCATTCGGTTTCTCTGATGATATGCTTGGCTTGAAACTCACCGCACCAGTTGTCTGGTTGCGTTTCCGGCCACCAAGCGTTTGTGTTTTTGATGCCCCAGAGTAGGGTTATCTTCGGCGGGTGTCGCCTGCACTGTCCGTCGGATGAGTTGTCGTACTTCATGTAGTAAAGGCAAGCAGAACAAGCCGCCTCTGCCAACTCGCAGGTCGATTTCGCGTTATCTGCCATCGGCGTCCTTTCCGCCCTGCGCGCGGCAGGGCTTTTCGTTCTCCTTCACTTGCATTCCTCCTTCAGCCCGGCAATCGTGCGCTCCAGAAAATCCAGCGTGACGATCTGCGTCTTGATGGCCTTCACCCGGAGTCCCTTGATTTCCTTCATTCCGATTTCGTCAGCCAACCAGACTAAGTAAGGCGTGTTGCAGGCCGCGTGCGCCCACCACTTGTGCAAGCCCTGAGCGAGCGTGATACCGTTGTCGGTGTCCCACCGGGTTGACTTGAACCGGCGGCTCTCGATGTGGTGCGCGTTCAACACCACGTCAGGATTGCCCCGACCCGTCTTGCGGCACTTGTACCCATCCCGTTTCTTGACCGCCTCGCTCCACAAGTCGTCAGCCTGTTTCTCCAGCTTCTTGATGCGGGTGCGCTTTGTCATCGCACGTCTTCCTTGTTCGCGGCATCGTATTCCTTGATGGCTTGGTCAACCACTGCACCAATCTGAGCAAGCCCGGCGGCAGACTCTACCGCCCAATGCTCAGTTTTCAAGACCGCATACGCCCCGCCGCCGCCGTCCATAATCTCAACCTCTAGTCGCCCGTCAATATCTGAGCAACAGTCCTTCTCTTGTGTGGCCTCAAATCGTGTAGCAACGAGTCTCATACCGCCTCCCGATGAATCGCCCGGAGTTCCCGGCTCATGGCATCACCGGAAGAACTGTGGCAGTCTCCCGGCTGCGTCCAATTCGGCTGCCAGCCTCTCGAAATAGAGCGTGCAGTTCTCGCCATAATCCTCAACCGCCTTGCCGTCTGTCCCCAAAATATTGCTGAAGCTCTTGGGGTCGTCAGCATACCGCTTCGCCCATTCGTTGAATATGATTGTCATCCGTTGTTGTGTCGTTGTCATCTTGTCCTTTTGTTTGTTGTTCATAGCTGCCCGCCTGTCTGCCGCGTGATGTTCTCGGCAACGGACTTCTCAGCCTGCGGCACCTTGTACCCGACCTTCTTCTTGGCGTAGTAAAGCGCCAACGCCTTGTCGAACACCGCCAGATACTTCTTCAGGTCGCCAAACTCTCGCGCCTCGAAATCATTAGGGTCGTCCTTGCCCAGCCGCAGAATCAGGCGGCGGACAATGGTGCGTCCAGCTTGTGAAAAGTTCCTCCAGCGCGCCGCACCGCCCACCATCTCCAATCCTGCCTCATTCCACAGCCGCTCATACCCAGCCAACTGACAAACGTGGTCGTGGTAGATGTCCTTACTTGTCTTATGGTCAAGCAGGATGATGTCGCCGTTCTTCGGGTCACGCGCCACAAGGTCAAGCGTCCCGCCGTATTTCTTCTTCTGGTGGACAAGCTGAATCTCCGCGCAAACAAACTCCAACCCCGACGCATCCCACCACCGGCGGAAGTTGTCGTGGGCAATCTGTGCCTGCTTGACATCGTTCGGCGTGAAGTCGCCCAAGTCAGCAGCCTGCCCTTGAACGTAACACTCATTCATCAGGTGGGCGCAAGTGCCGATGTTCCCGGCCTTGTCGCGCACTTTGGCCGGGTCAAGCCCGTCCGCGCCGCACTTGGCCGCCCAGTTGATTAACCCCTGCAAAGCATCGCCGCCGTAGGCCAGCTTTGCAATCGTGCTGCCGCCCGGTACTTTTGTGCCATCCGGGAGTTTATAGGTCTGGTGTGCCTTCGTTGCGCTCATGCTAGTCCGATCTGTGTCTTGGCCATGCTCAACAACGACTGCGCCGACTTGAAACTAATCTCGGCGGCGTCGTGCGTGGCGATTGTGGTTTCAGCGGCAGCGTGGTCGCGCAGGAAAAGACGGGCGGCCTCCATGCGTTTCTCGATTTCGATTAGGTCTAGTGCTTCCATTATGGCTTCCTATGGGTTGGTGTCAAAAAGGAACATCAGCAGATTCACCGTCGCCCGGCTGTGCTGGTTCTGGTTCACCGGCTGGCACATCTTGGAATCCCGACTTCGCCCACTCGCACGCCGCCTCGTAATCTTCCGGGGCCAGCAGTGTGATGTGCGTCTTGCCTTCTTCGACGATGTACGGGTAGCGTACCGTCAACAGCCGGGCAATCTCGTCGCCGTCAACCAAGGCACCCTTGCCGATAGCCCACAACCGTTTGGCCTGCTTCTCGGTAATCGTCTTGAACTTACCGGACGGCGCACGTTCCGCCGGTGGCGCGGTCGGCGTCTTGGCCGAGGCCGGCTTCGGGGCCGGTGTCCCGCGCTCCGGTTCTGTGACATTCTTGGCGCTCTCGAATCCGCCATCCGGCACTTCCTCTGCCGGCGTGGTTTCTAGCCCGGCATCCATGAGTACCACCACATGAGCAAAGGCACTCCGGCAAGCCCGGCTAATCGCCCGCGTCTGCGCCATTGCCCGGCGAGCGTACTCAGGCCGTCCCGCCCAAGTCTTTTCATCGTCACCCACAAAGCCCTCTGCCGTGGCGATCACTGCGCCGGTGTCCATGCGCCGAATCTCGCCGATGGCAACAATGCCGCCGTCAATCTTGGCAACGTCACGGGCTGAAGCAATGCACCCGTGCGCGGTGGCGATGGCCTGCCATCCTTCGCACTTGACATACTTGCGCCCGGCGATATTGCAGGCCGTCTTGACGACGATGGCCTTGCACACCCCGGCCACGTCCGTACTGTGCCGGTAAAGTTCCCCGGCGTTCTCGCGTTTAACCATCTCGGTTGTCATGTTCTACTGTCCTTTCTTGGTTGGTTGGTAAAGTGCCCGCCCGGACAAGCGCGGGGTGTCTCCCCACTTCGTAAAACAGGCGACGGGGCTAACAAGGAGTTGTGCGATGTGGTGTTGTCCGACCCCGTCACCGTAGAGAGATTGCAGGCGGCACCGGTGTCCTCACCATGTACGGTCGGAAATGACCGGTTTCGGCTGGCGTCCGACAGCGGATTTCCAACGCCATTCAAAGGACTCGCCGGAACGTCCGGCTCGCTTGCGGGTCGTTGCCGCAAGGCGCTGCCGCCTGCAAATTGACCGGCCACTAGCCCCGTTCCAGCATCGAGGATGGCCGGTGTGTGCAACCGCCCCGCGCAGGTTTTAGCCACGCTGGAGCGATCACAGCTAGAATCCGATAGTTCTTCTTCGAGCGTCCGGGCATCATACTCCGCATCGCAGACCCGGCTACCGCACAGCGGCGCGCAACCGCGTTCCAGTCCGCACCGCACGCCGCAGACGATACAGTTGCCCCGGAAGTAGCTGCTCATAACACCTTCCCCTGATAGTTGTTGAACTCCGTTTCTATCGTGCAGCCGCGCCGCTTGCAGAAGTTTTCATACCCCACTTTTACATCCGAATAATTCGACCGTGACAATGCTCCCGCCTCAAACCCCACCGCGAGTGGCGCGTAATCACTCGCGCTGTATTTCCGTCGGCGCTCATGGTGCGTTGCGTTGAGCCGGTGCTCGATGTCCCGGCAGCGCTGGCAGACGCGCCCTGCGTTGCTATTTGTTACCGCAACATTTCCGCACGCGCAAAAATGATTTCTAGCGGTGCTGCTCATGGCAGATTGTCTCCCCGCCGATAGTTGCACGGCTCACAAGCCAAGACGATGTTATCCCAATCCGGTGACCCGCCAAGCGACCGGGGGATGGCGTGGTCGCGGGTCATTTTCTCCAACGGGAAGTCCCGGCTGCACCAAGCGCACCGGCCTGATTGTAGTTGATACTGTTGGCGAGCCTTGCCGCTGTCCGTGATTTTCATCGCAACCCGCCTTCCAGCAACGGCATCGTGGCCGTCGCGCCGTAGTACATCGCCACCCCCAGCACCAGCCCGATGCAGATGCACAGAAAGTAACTCGCCAGCCGACCGGTATTCAATCGCGGAGTGTCCCATGATTGCTCGTCTCGTGGACACATGATTACTTGACCTCCACTTTGGCGAGTACAGCGCGGGCCATTGTGCGCGCGCCGCAAATGATCTCGCCGTTCTTTTTCCCGCGCCGGTTGATTATATCCATGTCCCCGGCAGCGCCACCGATGCCGGCAATATGTTTCAGCGCCGCCGACAACTCGTCACGCTCGGCCAGCAGGTCCTTAACGTCTGACCAGCCAAGCTCGATGAGGCCATGTTTTGCGGTTGTAGCCAGCAGCCTTTTCAATTCGGCAATCATCTCAGTAGTCATCTCTCTACCTCCACTCACTAGAGCCGGCACCGGAGAGCCATAGACTTGTTGAGATGAAGAACAGGTCGGCTCTGCGCCGATGCCGGCTTTAGTGGTTGGTTGGCTATTCGTTGTATTCCTGTTCTTCATCTACTTGCAATATAAGGGCGCCCCCGCGCAATGCAACAACTTTCTGGCCTGTTTGTGCGATTTCTATTAGTGGCACAAAATACACAGGCAGACTACTACCGGTAGTAGTTCACGCCGGGACTTGACAACTTGCGGGGCGCGCTGTAATCTGTCGGCCATGCGCTCGTACAATAAACTTTGCTCTGTGTTCAAGCCAACGGCACTCCGCCACGGCTGTCTATTCACCGGCCTTGAATTAGAATCAGAGAACCATAAGATTGCCACCGCAAGACTGGCAGAGGAAGCGGGGCAGTGACACGGCAAGAATCTACAGGTGAACGCAGCTTAGAGTTCTCGCGCTGGATTCGTAAGAACCTCCCGGATTCATCTACGGGTTACATGGTCGGAAACCTTGACTGGATTTTCTGGGACTTCAAGAGACGACGGTTGATTATCGCTGAGGAGAAAACACACGGAGCACAAGTAAAAACGTGGTTTCGACGGATGATGCTAGAGATATTCGAGCCAGCACTTCGAGCGCATTGTGCGGCAAATGGTATTGAGTTCAAGGGCTTTCATGTAATAACTTTCGAGGCAACGTCGCCGGACGTTCTTATCCGGCACTTGACACTCTCCGGCCCCGGTGTTACAGGTAGCCGGTATGGCTGATATGGCTGCCAACAGCGAACAGAAACGCAAGCGCAGGCCGGGTAGGGGGCGACCGTTCCAACCCGGCCAGTCCGGAAACCCGCAAGGCCGACCGAAAGCCATCTTCAAGTTCGGCGAGTATCTCCGCAAGTTTCTTGGGGACCAGCATCCACAAGCCGGTCAGATCAACGAGAAGCTTGGCTATCAGGCTGTCAAAACCCGGCTCGATGAAGTTGTGCTCCGGTTGCTGAAAGACAAGCCGGAAGTCCTGTTGCACTACGGGTTCGGCAAGCCGATTGAGAGTTTTGAGCATACAGTGAACGCGCCGCCAGTCATCAACGTCCGGTTTGCCAATGACAATCAACCTCCCGCCGCTCCACCCGAAGCAGCTTGAGGTTGTCCGGCACCCGGCCCGGTTCAAGGTGGTCAGCGCCGGGAGGCGGTGGGGTAAAGGCATCCTCGGTGTGGGCGAATGTTTCAGGCGTGGACTACTCGGCCAGAAGTGCCGGTGGATTGCGCCTTCGTATGCGTCAGACTCGTATCAGGCCGGGTGGAACGCCAGCACGGCAATGGCCGGTCAGATACCGGGCGTCGTAGTTCATCTTCAGAAGCGGCAGATAGATTTCAGCGCGCTGGGCGGCGCATGGTTGCAATTCAGAACGGCAGAGGAACCGGACGGCTTGCGTGGTGAGGGGATTGATTTCGTGGTATTCGATGAGGCGGCGCACGTTGCCGGACTGGAATCCATGTGGGAGCAATGCGTCAGGCCGTCGCTCATGGATAGGAAGGGCGATGCGTGGTTCATCTCGACACCTGCTGGGTTCGGCTACTTTCATACGCTGTTTCTGCGCGGGCGCGAGGATAAGGCGTGGGCTAGCTTCCAGTTCCCGACCAGCGCAAACCCGTGGATTGATGCTAGCGAGATTGACGCCTTGCGCGCCAGCTTGCCAGAACTTGTGGCGAGGCAAGAGATTGATGCTGAGTTTGTGCAGTTGGCCGGGGCTTTATTCAAGC